ATCTGCCGGTCAAATGAAGTCACATCCGAAAGCTGCAAAAGACCCAAACTCCCCGCTACGATTATCACGTAAGCGCTGGAAGTGTTCGGGCACCAAATCAAGGAGATTGTAATGCCAGGTTGTAAGAAGAAGGGCAAGAAGCGTGCCAAGTAAAGGACTATACGCAAATATCCACGCTAAGCGTAAGCGTATTAAGGCCGGCTCTGATGAGAAGATGAGAAAGCCGGGTACCAAAGGTGCGCCATCTGCCAAAGCTTTTAAACAGTCGGCCAAGACTGCGAGGAAGAAGAAATGAATTATCGAGGCAAAGACCCACGAAACACTGTTGCCGGTGGTACAACCAAGACCACTACCTCAAAGTACCGTGGAGCTCCTGAAGCGGGAGCTGCTGGCTTTTATAAGGGTAGGGGATATGAGCGTCCTGCCGCACCTGCACCAGCCACTACGGGCACTACAGCGCGTCCTATGATGGGCGGTGCTACTGGTGTACCCAGAGGTGGAAGAACAGGCGGCGCGACAAACCCAAGAGCAATGCTTAGAGATCAAGTATCTCAGCTACGACAACAGCAATTGCGTGACCAGCTACGCTATTTACGACAGCAGGGACTGATCGATGTTTAAGATTTACAAGCCAATCGGCGATGACCACTACCAGCGAATCGTTGTGAAAGACCCAACAGCGTATCTGGATAACGGCTGGTACATGTCAATAGCAGATCACAAGGCACTGGTTAATGAGCCACAAGACGATGCGGCGCCAACTCGAGAAGAGATGGAAATTAAAGCCGATGAGCTAGGTATATGGTATGATGGTCGGACCAGTGACAAGAAGCTTTTAGAGCGAATTACCGAGGCGCTTAAATGAGCTATACCAAACGACAATTTGTTACCGCTGCTTTCGAGGAGATCGGGCTGGCGTCTTACGTCTACGATCTTACCGTTGATGAGCTCACAAGCGCCTGTAAGCGCCTAGACGCGATGATGGCCGACTGGAATGCTAAGGGTATACGGTTAAGTTATCCGATCCCAAGCTCCCCGGAAGGCACGAATCTGGACACTGAGACAACTGTTCCAGACTCTGCTAACGAAGCCATTATTACCAACTTGGGCATAAGGATCGCACCGGGCTATGGTAAGCAGGTAATGCCAGACACAAAGAGCACAGCGAGAACTTCTTATCAGACGTTGCTGTCTCGAGCTGGTATGCCCGTTGAGCAGCAGTTGCCCGGCACATTACCGGCAGGACAAGGTAATAAGCCTTGGCGTTATGACGACCCATTCTTACAAGACCCTGTTGATCCGCTTGAGGTTGGCGGTGACGGCGTTTTAGATTTTTACTGAGGATAAACGATGGCTACTATCAACCAATTATCGAGTGTAGACACATTACAAGGCGGCGATCAGATTCCGATCTACGACCAATCAAACGGCGATGCTAGAAAGGCATCATTAACGGCCTTGGCGGCTTTTCTTGGGACATCTGGTGGTGGTGGCGGTTTGACATTCCCACTTGATTTAGGCTCCGTGGCGGACACGAGCATATCAGTTACTTATGATTTAGGAGGCCTGTAAAATGGCAGAGCAACTACAATTTAGACGCGGCACTACCGTTGAGAACGCAACATTCGTTGGGGCGGTTGGCGAAGTTAGTTACGACACTCAGAAAAAACACTTGATCCCACATGATGGAATTACCGCTGGTGGGTTTCCTATGGGTGGATTTGTGCAGTCTGGCGCCGGTGCTGTGATTCGCTCCGCAGAGTCGAAGTTAAAAGATTTTGTTTCAGTAAAAGATTTTGGTGCGGTCGGAGATAATGACGAGGATGATACGGATGCCATTCAGGCGGCGTTTAATAGCGGTGCAGGTGCTGTTATTTTTCCAGCAGGCGAGTACAAGGTAACGTCTCGAATCATTGTTCCAGCAAATAAAAACATAACGATTGAGGGTTACGGCTCAACTTTAAGAGCAACATCTGTAATGTTATCCGTAATACAAGTGACTGTTTCGGCAGATATTGAATCGATAACAATTCGAGGGCTGCATGTTGATGGTGGAAGCGTTGCGGCAACTGGTATATTTGTCGAGGCTGATGCCGGTAGTGTAAAGAACATTACCGTTGAAAATAATGTTGTTGAGAACTTCAATAACCCTTCAAGCGAAGCTTCTGTGTTCGGTATTCGGGTTGATGGTCTGGGCGCCGACCATATTAGCATTCTTAATAATGCTGTTAGAAATCTAAACCGAGTTACGAATAATTTTGCGTGTGTTGGGGTTTTCATCCAAAACATTGTTAATGGGTGTTTAGTATCTGGGAATGATATTAGAAACATCACAAGCCCAGCAGGGACTCCCGATGCTGACGGTGTTAGTGTGTTTTCGCACAACCGACTAGATAATGCTCACCAGACAGCCGGTCCAGTAATCACTGGAAACTACTTTTATAATGTTAAGGGTAGATTTGTTAAGTCTCAATCGGCATACACCATTGTTACAAGCAACCGATTTGAAATTAACAACTACGATGTCGCTACTATAACTACCAATGATATAACAAAAAACAATTTCAAATTTGTTGACCTTCAATCTGGTAGCGGGATTATCGCAAACAACACCGGATGGTGGAAGCCAAATACAATTGCCGGTGGTGATGATTCTGCTTTTGCAATCGTAACGATTCGCGATTACGCGACAGACGAAAATCAATACCTTATTTCAAACAACAACCTGACCCTGAACCAAGACCTTAATAACTTTGTTTTTCAGTGGACAGGGGGGTCTGCGTTTACTAGCAGTGGCACACTAAAGGTATCTGATAACGTAGTGTCAAGCGAGTTCAACACATACAATGTTAATAATTTTGCTCTTTTGACTCCTTACCCTGATATGGCGTTTTTGGATGTTACTCTAAACAACAACCACGTAAATCACTTATTAAGCGGTGCTTTTGTTGATTTTTACTCTCAAAGCATACCATTTATGTGTGACGACACAGACGGCCCAACAATTGCGGCTTTATTTAAACTGACCCTTACCAATAACGCGGTTAAGAGCGAATACCCTACTACGGACTTGGTATTTTGGCCTTCAGTTCCAAACTCAAGCGGAGACCCCGCTGATCCAGAAAACTATGCGTATTTCCAGCATTTAATGATATCGGGAAACACGAATTTCAGTAGAAGTGAGGTTATCGCTCAGGGCATGGATGTTACAGCATTACCTGAAGGTACATCGTTCTTGTTCACAATTGCCGGTGATGGTGATGCTGGTAATACCGGCGGTCTCGTTAACGCGCCCACGAACGCCCCATTTAACTTTTCCCGCTACGTTGTTGTGGAAAGAGTTGGAGAAAATTGGTGTCGTCTAAGCAAGTTTACGAGTGAAGGTGTCGCGCTTTTCAGAACTGACACTCCCGCTGGATTCTTATATTCTAGCGCAACCGCGTTAACCTTCTAAGGGGCTGAACTATGGCTATTGATACAACTTTTAACCCAGCATACGGTAGAGGCGTTGTAGTGACGCCTGCGGCCTCTTCGGCGAGCACTGCGCTTGGTCGGGGGTCTAAGTCTATCGTTGTGACAAACAGCGGTGCAGGGCTTTGCTACGTGGCTACGGGTGACTCTTCTGTGACTGCTAATGACGCAGACTACCCTGTACTGCCAAGCCAGCAGGTATCCTTGGGTAAGTTCCAGGATGATACTCACGTTGCCTATATCTCTGCTGATGGCACAACCCTACACATCATTGCTGGCGAAGGAATGTAATAATGCTTAGAACCCGCTTCAGAACTCGTGCTCGCTTTATCCCTGCGGTCTCTGGTGGCGAGGGCTATTCTATTACTAACTCACTACGCTTCAACGACAACGACTCAGCCTATCTATCACGGACACCAAGTGTAGCGGGTGATCGCAAGACGTGGACATGGAGTGGCTGGGTTAAGCGTGGGAATTTAGGGGCGTCTCAATTCTTTTTCGGAGCAAACTCAGGTGCATCTGTTGATGGTGGCTTGGCTTTTACTGCTAGC